CGGCTGGCCAGCAGCTGCACATCGGTGAACTTGGTGTCGCCGCCGCTGTTGCTGATGGTCATGACCTGCGGGATGTCGGCCCAGCCGGACACCAGCTGCGCAGTGCCCACGCCGCTGCCGGGCGAGAAGTAGGTGGTGCTGGAGCTGTCCAGGCCGGTGATCTGGAACGTGTTGGCGTCTTGCTGGTCGACGCGGTAAACGGAGTTGGTGGCATCCTCCCAGCCGCTGGTGAGCAATACCTCATCCAGGTCGACGTAGCCGTGCGCGGTGCTGGTGGCCAGTGCCGGGTTGGCGTTGGTCAGGGTGGAAATGGTTTTTCCGGATGCAAATGTGGTGCTGAACTGGAACTTGGCACCTTCGGGGAAATTGAAAGCCATGGTGGTGACTCCTTAAGCGGTTTTATCGGGTTGCTCAATCGGCGCGCTTTCGCGGCGCGCCTTGCTGCGCGTGGGCTTGTCAGCGGCCTGCGCCGTTGTGTCGGTGGTGGCAGCGGGTGTATCGGGCGCAAGCGCCCAGCCTTTCATGGCGTGCGCTGCCACACAGGTGGGGTGCACCGCCAAGGTGTCGCCCCCCTTGCACATGGTGACCAGTGCGTCATCCATGGCGGTTTAGCCCAGCAAGATGGCCACGTGCTCGGACTGCACCACCTTGAAGCCGTAGGCTAGGTGCAGCTCCCACGTGGTCTGCCCGTATTGCTGGATTTGCAGCAGCAAGTAGGTCATCCCCTTGGCATCGCTGATCATCGTTTTCTGGATGGTCGCGTTGTCCGGGAAGATGGGCGGGCGCATGATGCCCACAACCGCGTTGCGCTCAAACGCAAGGTTGGCCGTGTAGTTGTTGCCAATGGTCATGGCGTTGGCCGTGGCGATTGTGGTGCGTGCGCCGGGGCGGCCCAGGCTGATGGTGCCGGGGGCCGATACGCCGGTGTTGACCACGTACTTGTTGCTTGTGTCCGCCGCAAACGTGACCACGTCGCCCGCCAGCACGGTGCCGGTGCCGGTCACCAGTGCAATGTCGGTCACACCGGGGGCGGTAGAACCGCTGGTGACGTAGCTCGCGCCAGTGCCCTTGGTGTGGGTGGTAATGCCCGCGCTTTCGCGGATGCTAAAGCCAAACTGGCGCAGCAGGTCGCCACTGCGGCGCTCGGCATCATTGCCCGCCTGGTAGGCTTGCTGAATGATGCCCAGCTTGCGTGCGGCCGTACCGGCGGCAGAATCGATGCACAGCTGCAAATCGGCCATGGGCGCGCCGTTGTCCTGCAGGATTTTGCGCATGTCCGCAATGGCGTTGATGTCGGACGTAAACGGGTTGGTGCCCGCCGTGCCGAACGCACGCGATGCGCCTTGCTTGATGGCCGTGCAGGCTGCAATCTCCGCGCCGTTGCGCAGCGTGCGCATACCTTGCGCAACAAGCTGGCGCACCCACTCGCCATCGGTGCCGCCGCTTTGCAGGCTGCGCAGTTGCTCGCCGGTCATAAACCAGCTGACCTTTTTGCTTGCGGTAATGGCAACGGACACGCTCGACGCGGTGCTGTCCGCGCCCTGCGATGCCGTGGCCGCCGGGGTAAAGTCCGACGCGGTGGCCGTGGGCGCGATGGGCACCTTGACCGAATCGCCAACGGCCACGCCCTTGTCGTCAAAGGTGGTGTTGATCGCGTTGATCACGCCAAAGGGCTCGGCGGACACATCTTGCGCGGCGCCGTACAGGACGGGGGCCAGCGCGGTGAAAATATTAGCCATGGTGGATAGCTCCTACTAAAAATCAGGTTTCTGTCAGGGTGTACCCGTCGGCCATTGCCTTGGCGCGCTCTGCGGGGCGCAGCGCATCAAAGGCAGCCTGGGACATCGTTTTTGCACCCTTGCCACCGCCATCCATGAAGCCACTTCCCGTGCCCTGTGGAATCTTGTTGACAAGGTGCGGGCGCTCCGTTGCGATCAGCTTCGCGCCGTCGCTCAATGGGATATGCCGCCCGTCTTTGGTCTTGAATACAAACTCGTCGTCGAGCTGCTCAATCGAACGCGATAGCAGCAACTCGGCCGCCTCGGTGTCATGGAACCCACCGGCCTGAATGGCCTTGGTAATGGCCGCCTGCCGTCTGGCCTGCGTCATCTGCTCAATCATTGCATCGCGCGCCTTGGTTGCCTCCTCGCGCTCGCGCTCGGCACGCTTGAGCTTGGCCTCGACCTGCTTCAACGCATCGGACTCGCCTTTCGCCGCCTTGGGGTCGGGCAGGTTGTCCAGATCATCGAGCGATTCGATACCAAACTTTTCCAGGATGCGCGCCTCAAGCTGGGCCGCCTTTGCCGTAGCGCTGTCTGCCGTATCGGCCTTCTTGCGCACGGTTTTGAGCTTGCCCTCCACTTCGCTCAAGTGGTTGCCAAGCGCGGCCAGCGTCTCGCCGTCGAGCTTGTCTTTCAATGATTCAAGATCAAACATGGTTCGTTGGTGTCCATAAACATGCACCGCATCCATCGCGGCTGCCGTGCGGTTGGGTGAGCCGTGCCGTCGCGGCTTGCTCGTGGGGGCAGCATCCCGTAAAACCGCGCCAAAAGTTGCAAGTTTTGGCACAGTTGCGCGCGACATTTGCGCCACGATGCAAACGCCACACAGCACCAATTACAGACAGCGCTTCGAGTTTTTGGCCGAGGCGCTAAACGGCAGCGGCGGCTTTGCGCCATGCGTGCAAACCTACTCGGTGGACAACCGCCCGCAAACGGCGCAGCGCTCCTACCTGGTGCCCTACCCCCGCGAAACGGCGGACAAATACGCCGCGCGCGCCGCCGTTGCGGTGTACGAAAACCACCTGCGCGCCGCGTGCGAGCGCTTTGCGGGCTACATCACCAAGCGCAAGCCACTGCGTGACGGGCTCAACAACCCGCTGATCAACACGATGGCGCAGGACTGCGACTGGGCCAACAACCATATCGATGTGTTCTGGCAAACCTTCATGGTCGAGGCCAAGGCGCGCGGCTCCATGCTGCTGCTGGTGGAGCTGCCCGCAGAGCAGGGCTACAACCAGCAGGACATGGTTGACCGGCGCCTGGTGCCCTACCTGACCGCCATCGAGCCCGAGCGGGTAACGGACTTTGCCCTCGACGAGCGCAAGCGCTTCGCATGGATCAAGATCGCATCCACCGAAACGATCAACGGCAACACAACACACGTTGATCGCTACTGGGACGCATCGGGCTGGCGCGTCATGATGGGCGAACGCGTGCTAGCGCAAGGCACGCACCCCTTTGGCGAGTGCCCCGTGCTGGCGTTTACCGAAGGCGGCTGCTTCCCCCACATTGGCAACTTCGCCCAGATTGCCGACCTCTCGCGGCGCATCTACAACGCCACGTCCGAGCGCGACGAAATTCTGCGCAGCCAGACCTTTAGCACGCTGGTCTACCAAATACCGCCCGATCAGGCGCACCTGTTCCAACAAGACACGCTGCAGGCCACGCTGGGCACCAGCAACATGGTGTTCTACAACGGCGAGGCGCCGCGCTTTATCGCCCCGCCCGATGGCCCCGCCGCAACCTACGCGCAAGCGCTTGAAGAAATGCGCGAAAGCATCCGGCGCATTGGCTACGCAACCGACCAGCCCAAGGGCACGGACGCCGAATCGGGCGTTGCGCTGACCATCCGCTTCCAGCAACTCAACGCCGCGCTGTCATCCTTCGCGCAGCGCATGCAAGACCTGGAAGCGCGCATGTGGCAGCTGGTGGCCCGCTGGGGCGGCTTGCGCGATGCGCCAACAACACAGTGGGCCACCGACTACAGCATGGCCGATATGGAGCGCGAGCTGTCCACCCTGACGGCCATGCAGGCTACGGGCTTCCCGCAGATCGCACTGACACAGCAGCGCAAACGCATCGCAGGCGTGCTGTTCGACAGCATGGACGATGACAACATTGCCCAGGTGCTCGATGCCATCGAAGAAGGCGCGCAGGAAGTAGCCAGCGCCATGCCGCAAGACACCAACGCGCCAGCGCCCAACGACCCAGCCGCCGCCGCACCTGCTGCCGACGATACAGCGCCGCCACCGCCAGAGCCCGCTGCGGCCCCGGTTGACCTGTCGCCCGTGCTGGCGCAAATAGGCGCCCTATCGGCCAAGGTGGACGCCATCCCCGTGCTGCTGGCGCCAGAGCCGCCCGAACCCAAGGAGCCCGACCTGAGCGCGATCACGGCCCAGATTGCGCAGTTGCAGGCACAAATAGCGGCCATCCCCACCGAGGCGCCCGAAATGCCCGCGTTGCCCGAAATGCCGCCCCCGCCCGACCTGGCGCCCCTGATGGAGCGCCTGGCCACGCTGGCCGCGCAGGTAGCAGATTTGCAGGCAAGCAAGCCCGAGGCCGTTACGGCACAAACCATTGCCGAGGCGCTGCGCCCGGTGCAAGACCAGATCACGGCACTGACCATGGCCCAGCAACACAAGCCACAGCCCGTGGTCATGCTCGACCCCACAGGCAACGTAACCCGGCAAATCCAGATCAACCGCGACGCAGACGGCAACATAACCGGCGCAAGCGTTGCGCCACAGCAATAGGAGTAAACCCCCATGTCCATGTCCAACGCCAGCGAAACCGCGCTGCTTCTCCACCTTTTCAATAACACCGACTGGGCCAACGTGGGCGATGCGGCAGGGCTGCAAAACAGTGCAGCCGCAGGCAGCTTTTACGTCGCCCTGCACACCGCCGACCCGGGCGATGCTGGCACGCAAAGCACCAGCGAGGCAAGCTACACCGGCTATGCTCGTGTGGCCGTGGCCCGCAGCGCAGGCGGCTGGACGGTTTCGGGCAACCAAGTGAGCAACACCGCCACGGTGCAGTTTGG